AGCATTAAAACTATTTAAGGAGTACACATAATGGGCGAATATGAATGTTGCGATTGCTTACAGACCTTTTGGTGTGATGAACCACCCGAAGGTCGTGAAGTTTGTGATGAATGTAAAGAAGAAGAAAAAAAAGAAAGGGAAAATTATGGGTAGGTATTATGATGGCGATATTAATGGTAAATTTTGGTTTGCCATTCAATCGAGTGAAGATGCAAACTTCTTTGGAGTGGAAGGAGAAGCAAGGTTCTTAAGTTATTACTTTGACGAGGACAATAAAAAAGATGTTCATAAAGGTATTCTTGAGTGTGATAGACACTTGGGTAAATACAAAAAACTCTTAGATGACTTTTTTGAAAATCGTGAAAGTTACAATAATAAGAAACTTGTAGAGTATCTAAATGAAAAAGCACACCCTACAAAGCATACTGAAGAGGGTGTTCGTTATTACTTGGAATGGTATGCAAGAATAGGTCTTGGTAAAAAGATTTATAATTGCATACTTGAGCAAGGCGATTGTAGCTTTGAGGCAGAATTATAATGCTTAGACATTTAGATTTATGTAGTGGTATTGGTGGCTTTGCCGTGGGTTTTTCCATGGCAAAGTTATCCGAGCCTATCGCTTTTTGCGACACAGACAAGTTTTGTCAGAAAGTTCTTGCCAAAAACTTTCCAGGAATTCCAATCTATGATGACGTAAAGGAGATCGCAGATGACCCAACAAGATTTATTTCAGAAAGACCCGATATCCTCACAAGTGGATATCCATGCCAACCCTTCTCGACAAGTGGCAAAAGGGGAGGCACAGAAGACCCTCGCCACATCTTTCCGTACTTGCATAAACTTATTAAACAAATCAGACCCACTTATTGTGTTTTCGAAAATGTTTATGGACACCTCTCATTGGGACTTGACGAGGTATTGTTTGCAATGGAAAGCATCAACTACCACACGAGGACATTTGTACTTCCGTCTAGTGCAATCGGAGCGAGACACAAACGAGACAGATTGTGGATCATCTGTAGAAACTTGGGCGACCCCGACAACTATGGATTCCCTACCACCGAGAAGTGCAGAAGCTACCAAGAAGATGCAAGAGGGACACCGAAAGGGTCGCAAGAGACCGAGCAACTTGAGGGAGCAAGTAGATCCGAAGACTATGGAGATGTATCCGACCCCTACGACCAAGGGTTTTGGACACGCCTCGGAGGGACAGACAATGATCTTCAGAAAGAAAGTGGAGAGAGGAGAACTCACGGAAGCAGAAGCACAAGCCATGATGAACGGAGTAACCTTAAGACCACCTCGAATGGAAGAGTGGAAGTTTCCAACACCGAACTCGGGACTGAAGAAACACAGTTACAACGGAAACAATCAGTATTACGAGAAGAGACTGAAGGACGGCAGACAGATCGACCTAGCTCACAAAATCTATCAGATCGAGGGAGATGCAAGACTGAACTGCGATTGGACGGAGTGGCTAATGGGGTATCCTATTGGTTGGACGAGCCTCGAGGAGTCCCAAGAATAATTGTAGATCAGAAAGATCGTGCAAATAGACTCAAAGCATTAGGTAATGCAATTGTTCCACAAAATGCAATGTTAATTGGATTAGCAATCAAGAAGGAGATTGAAAATGGAATTTAAACAATTGATGTTAATTTACAAAGTTTTAGATGATTATGCCGAAATAGTTTTTGATAATAAACACGAGCATAGTGAAGAAACTATTGTAGATACAACGGAAGCATTGCGAATAGTTAAGACAGAACTTAATAAAATTAAGGAGGATTTATACAATGGATAATGATTATGAAAATGGTTGGAGATACATAGTTTGGGTTGGTGGTAATGACAACTACTACAAGAACTTTAAAGTAGCACAAATGGATTTCTATAATTGGGTTCGTAAAGGCTATGATGATGTATTTCTAACAGAGCTTAACAAAGATGGAACTGAAGAAGTTTTGCGTAATTCAGAGGAGTACAATTTTAATGGCACAACATCTAACTGACATAATAGAAGAAGATATTATCAAATGTAATGTATGCAGAAAGCAATTTGTTGTTGATGAACTTACATTAGATGATTGGAATTTTGCTAGTGATGGATATGTTGATACTGATTGTTGTAGCGATTGTTCATCAAAAGTATTGACTTGCGAATGATTTTTAATCTATCTTTGAAATGCACGGAGCAATATCGGGAATTGCTATTTGCCCAGGTCGGAGAGAGATGCCACCTCACTACTCTCTTCGACCACTTTATATTCGCCCTCAAACGCAGAGGGATAATTCTTCCTTATTTCTGCGAGACGACCAACAATTTCTTCACGAGAGAGTTTGTCTAAGTTATGCGTTACATTAGTTTCCCTACGATCAATGGCAAGACCACCAAGTGCAGACCTTATTTTTTCTGCATTGACGGCTGCCGAGAACTGACCAGAATCTTCAGCGCCTTTGGAAAGGTCTGCAAACCTTTTCATCTGACCCATCAGAGTAACTCCATATTTCCTTTCGTAATTTTCACGGAGTTCTTTGATGTGGTCAACTACAAGAGGAAAGTCTCTACCATTAAGAAGCAGACTTGCAGTCTTTCTTGCTTGACCTTCAGAATAACCAGCTTGTCTAGCACATTCAGAGTTAGAATGAGTTCCTTCTACAATAAGTTTAGCAAAAGTTTTTTGTCTATTAGTAAGTGCCATGACCCCATAGTAAGGTTTCTCCCATATTTTATCAATAAAAAAAGGAAAAAAAATGACGCGGTGGGCTTTGAAGTGTAACATCTGTAACCAAAGTGTAACCAACACCTATAAGCATACCAATGGTTTGAACCCATTGGTTACAAGGTTACACTAGTTACACCTATTTTTAAAAAATTTTAGTAAGTAAAAAAATATGACAGAAACTATATGTGTAAGCAACTAGGAGAAAAAAAGTTATTATGCCTCTTGACTTATTTATTCCCATACATTAGGTATATATAAGTAATTATAATTATTAATAGGAGATATTATGGGAGGAGTAAAATCACTTTGGGAAGATGCAATTCATGAAGTCATTGAAAACGCAGTTCATGGTGTACTGACCAAAAAAGAAGCTAAGAAAAAACTTGAGAGATTAATTGACATCTATCAAGATGGATATCCGTCTGACGAACTGCAATGGATAGAGGAAGAGATGGGCGACATAGATGAGCCTGTAAAATTTAAATCTTTGAATGTCCATGAAAATGTATACGGAGACCTTAAAGAGATAGCCAAAGAAGATAACAGAACTATCGCTGCGACAGTTGCTTTGCTTACGAGTAAGGCTAGATACGATAGAAGAAGACAGAGGTATGAAAAGTCTCAACAAGAAATGCAAGAACTTTTTGGACGCATGGATAAAGGATATAAAGGAGAAAATCATGAGACGAAGTGATATAGCAAGTCCTAGATTACTGAATAAAGAAGTTAGGTGTTATAACTGTCAAAAGGTTAGCAAACCAGAGGTAATAAAATTATCTGGGGAAAGACCAGGAGAGAAGTATAGTGGTAATCTAAAGGTTAAAAAAGAAACACCAGTAGTAGATAGTGAGGGTAAAGTTAGATACAATTACGAACTATTTACTGGTAAGTATATCCAAAAGTTTGGGTTCTTTTGTTCCGTGAACTGTGGTCTAGTGTGGGCCTGTCATGAAATTCAAAGAAGAGTAGATAAGAAAAAAGAAATAAACTCTGGATTATCTGACCAAAATAAAGACGTATTATCTATCTTCAAGAAGAACTTAATGAAGGAAGGTAAATGATTTTAAAAAAAATTAAAACTCATGCAATAAGTGTTCCAAATGTCTGAGAACTTTATCTTCAAAACTACACCCTACGAGCATCAATTAGAAGCACTCCGTAGAAGTTATGACAAAGAAAACTTTGCATACTTCATGGAGATGGGGTGTGGTAAATCAAAAGTTCTGATTGATAATATTGCATGGCTTTATTGGAACAGAAAGATAGATACGGCAATCATTGTTGCACCCAAGGGAGTTTATACGAATTGGAAGAACAATGAGATACCAGCACACCTACATGATGACATATCATCAAAGGTATATATATGGAAGTCCAACCTCAACAAACGAGAAACCACAGAGTTACAAAGCTCCGTGGGTCATGATGCGAGATCCAATTTACGGATACTACTAATCAATGTTGAGGCTTTTGCGACCAAAAAAATTTTCAAGTTCTTGGACACCTTCACACATAGAAGCAATTTTCTAGTAGCAGTTGATGAGTCTACCACAATCAAGAACATTAAGGCGAAGAGAACCAAGGCACTAATAAAATTTGCCGAGACAGCAAAGTACAAACGGATACTAACAGGTTCTCCGATAACAAAGTCGCCATTAGATTTATATTCACAGTTCTTATTTTTGAGTAAAAAAATTTTGGGGTTTGATTCCTATTGGTCTTTTCAAGGACGATATGCAGTAGTTAAGTCAATGAAGATGGGATCACATTCTTTCAACCAGGTTGTGGGATACAAGAACTTAGATGAATTGAAAGATAAGATAGGACCATACTCGTATCGGGTAACGAAAGATGAGGCACTCGATCTACCACCAAAGATATACACAACACGACAAGTTGATCTGACCATGGAACAAGAAAGACATTATCAAAGTCTAAAGAAGAGTTCGGTTGCGTTGCTTGAAAGTGGAGAGATGGTAACTGCACCCGAGGTTATGACAAGACTGTTGAGACTACAACAGTTGTTATGTGGGTATCTTGTAACAGATGATGGAGAGACAATACCTATAGAAAACAATCGGTTGTCCGTGCTTCTTGAAGTAGTAGAAGAGATGGAAGGCAAGGTTATCATATGGTCTAGGTTTCGCCATGACATACTTAAGATAGCAGACACACTAGAAAGTATTTATGGAAATGGATCTACAGTTAAATATTTTGGAGACACGACAATGGCAGAAAGAGACGAGGCAATTGCGAAGTTCCAAGATTTGGCAGATCCCACGAGGTTCTTTGTGAGTAATGCACAGACTGGTGGCATGGGAATAACTCTTCATGCAGCTAAGAATGTGATTTACTATTCTAACGACTTTAATCTAGAGTCGAGAGTACAATCAGAGGATAGGGCACACAGAGTCGGGCAACACAATCCAGTGTTGTATGTAGACTTGGTAAGTCCAAATACAGTTGATGTCCACATAGTTAAGACATTGGTAAACAAGAACAGATTAGCCAACATAACATTAGGGGAAAGGGTATTGGAATGGTTGAAGGTATAAGAAAGAAGTTCTACATCTACGACAAAGATAAGAAAAGAATAAAAACAACTTATGTCGAAAAAGATGCAAAGAAATATGAACAAAAAGGATACAGAGTAACTAGCAGAAGAAGGAGTGTAAAATATGACTAAATTAAGAGGCGAGAAAATTGTGGGTAATGCTGGAGAGAGTTTGACAGTTTTTAAATTATCCATGATGGGTTATGCGGCATCTTTGGTAAAACAAGATGGTGTTGACATAGCCGTGGTTGGTGGAGAAGGATTGAAAGTAGCACAACGAGTGGAAGTAAAGACAGTTCTACAAAGTGATAACATGGGCAGATATTCTTTTACCATATCAAAAGGTAAGGATAAAAGATGCTACACTCGAAAAGATTGCGACATCATAGCACTAGCTGCATTAGACATAGAGTCTGTATTATTCTTTCCAGTGGAGTCTTTCATAAATAATAAATCATTGACTCTTGGCAAGAATGATTTTCGTAATCCATCAGACGGAGAAGAAGGTGTGCACTTTCAAATGTCACTATATTATAGCCAAAATATGCAGGCAGAAATACTAAAGATGGATAAACTAAAAAGAGAATATAAAATTAAGGAGGTAGAAAGAGTATGAAAAAATTTCACAAGGCTAAACAAGCATCTAATCGACACAAGAGGAAGAATAATCCCAAGTCGTTTCATGGAAGAAAAACATATGGATATAAGAAAAAATAGGATTTTATGTTTGACATCTTTGAAATAAAAATGGTAAAACAAAAAAACAAAGTACCTCCATTACTTTGGTTAAGAAATGTGTGGGTAGGGGTTCCTTTCCTTTCGTTTGATTTACCCTACCCACTCATACATGGGAGATAAAAATGGATACAGATAAGTATAAGTCAATAGCAGTTAATATAGATACCTGGAGAAAACTCAATGAGTTAGCCAAGGAAGACTACAGATCAGTAGGTGCTACAATAACTATGTTGACCGACAAAGAATACGAGTCTAAGAAAAAACTCGTTGACGAGAGAGTGTAGTATATATACTCTTAATTTTAACCGCCGAAGGGCATAAACTTTAACGTAGAAGGAGAGAACGATGAGTGATGTGTATTCACTATTCGAGCAAGAGGCAGCTGACCCTCAAGCATTTAAACAAGTCAGAGAAGGCGACACTAAAAGTCTGTCGTCTTTAATCCGTAGATCTGTTGAGTTAGATCAACAAATCAAAGAAACCGAAGCATACTTAAAAGATCTTCAACAGAAAAAAAGATCCGTTGATGAGGAAGATATTCCTTCATTGATGGAGACTATGGGTGTTGAAAGTCTTACAGTAGACGGCAACAAAGTTTCAATTGATAAGTTTGTTTCTGCAAGAATACCCGAAACTAAGAAGCAAGAGGCTTTTCAATATCTTAGAGATGTTGGAGAGGGCGATCTTATCAAGAACGAAGTTGTTGTTAGCTTCAGTATGGGTCAAGATAATCAAGCTGGTTCTGTAGTTGCAGACCTTGAAGAAAAAGGTTTTGCACCTGTTAAGAAACAGCATGTACATCCAATGACTTTAAAAACCTGGGTAAAGAATAGAATTGAAAGTGGTAAAGAAATAGACTTTGATCTATTTGGAGTATACCAGGGCAACCGTGCTAAGATAAAGGGAGGTCAGTAATGAACCAAGTTGCACAGAGAAAGACCACTAATGTGGTAGCATCAGAGTTAGATAAAATGTTAGAAGCTGACGCTGGTGTTGGTCTTGAAAATATCACTACGGATGATATGCAGATACCTTTTATAAGGATTATCCAAGCATTGTCTCCACAACTACAAAAGGATGATCCTTTGTATATAAAAGGTGCGGAACAAGGCGATATCTTTAACACTGTTTCACAAGAAGTGTATAAACAAGATGAAGGTATTACCTTGGTTCCTGCTTTTTTTGAGAAGAAATTTTTAGAGTTTCAACTCAGATCAAGTGGTGGTGGTTTTGTAAGAGAACTAGCTGCAGATGATAAAGACATAGCAATGACGAACCGTGAAGGTACAATCGAGATGTTACCAAACGGCAACGAATTGGTCAGAACTCATCAACATTTAGTGATCGCAATGTCTGCCGATGGAACTATAGCACCGAGTGTTCTTGACATGAAGAAGACACAATTAAAAGTGTCTCGTAGATGGAATACTTTAAAGAATAGTGCGAGATTACCAAGTGGTGCTCTCATGCCTATTTACGGTACGGCCTGGCAACTAACCACTGTGTTAGAAGCCAACGATCAAGGCAAGTGGTTTAACTACAAGTTAGATCGTATCAATGACGTTACACCCGAGATAGAGAAGATGATGCTTGAGGCTCGTAATATGTATCAAGGTGTAGCCAAGGGGGAAGTCAAGATGGCTGCTGCCTCTGCTGATGAAATAGCAGAGAAAGAAGACGTACCGTTCTAAGTAAACTAGCCGTGTAGATACCACACTCATCTACACGGTTTTTCTTTTTGGGAGTGTAGAGTGAATTTTACAGAAGAATTATTACATGCTTTTGAAGGTTTCAGTGGAGCACACGGACAGACAGAAGTATCCAACCAAAGAATGAATGGCAAACAAAAAGCCAAATCATTTATCGTAAGACAACCACTAACATTAGAATTGATGCAAG